CGCGTCCTTCATCCGGCGAGCTTCAGCCGCAGCCTCAATCTCGCGTTTGCGTTGCATGTTTTCCTTCAGGAGTCGTCCAGAACAAAGCTCTTTCACAAGAGCGTTGGTCATTGCTTCGTCACAGATCATTGGTGGTAGGAAGAAGGGGCGAGAGGGTGCTTTATGTCCTCCCGCCCCTAGTTAGGATTTAGGGGGTGATTGCGAACGGATCAAGGATGGTAAGACCGAAAACGATCTCGCCAGCAGTGATGTTTGCAACCGTGCCACCAAGGGTAGCAATAACGGCTACCGGAGAGGCGGTGTTGTTGACGTAGGCGTGTTCGGTATCAAGCAACGAGCCAGTGTTGTAAGCGGTTGCTGTAAGTGCATCAAGGTCGGTCGATGCGACAAACCCAGCAGCGGTTCCAGTTACACCAAGCGTAACGGTGATATCAGAAGCACCAGCAATCGGGGTGATGACGGTCACGCAAGCATTGGTCACGATACCACCACGGGGGACTTGAGCAATCGTGCGAGCAGCAGTCCCGCCAGAAACAAGTTCGGCGGCAGGAATGCGGAAATAGTGGGTGAACCCACGGGATTCTTGGTTAGCAAGTTGAGGCATAATTTTATTTTCTAGTTTGGGATTGAGCTTGGATTAGTAAGCGATCTTGCCGTGAGCCTTGGGATGCTTGACGACCAGAGTGCCAGCAACGTCGATGTAACCACGCTCGCCACCACCTTGGTTTTCAAGGCGGGTAGCACCCATCGGAATGAGGGTGTTGAAGCCAAGATACTTCGGATTAAGCACATAGCCGATGGTTCCGGGGGAGGAAGGCATACAGGCAGGGTTGCCGTTCACGATCTTCACGATACCAAAGTCGGAATCATAGAGGTTGACCGAAAGCGTGATTGCCTTGGAGGTCGCATCTTGATTGACATGGTAGGTAACTCCAGTGGAGACAGCGGCATTACGAGCGAATCCACTTACGGCTTGGCGGAGAGCGGTATCAGCAACCAGCGTCAGGCTGTTCATTTCACCATTAGCAGTGAAAATCGAGCCAAGCAAATCATTGAAACTGCTTTCGCTAATGGTCGAGGTTTTGATCGAACCAGCATCAGTCCGGTAAGCGGCTGGGACCGGGTTCGTGCCTTGGGCGGCAGAATCAATCCACTTACCAAGGCCACGCATACCGTAAGGAGTGCCAGCACCGTTCTCAACGGTCATTTCGTTGGCGGAGGCAATGGTAGCTTCGATGTCACGCTTCAGTTCGCGCATGGACTTGGCTTCGGCCTGAGCGATGTTCGCAGGGCCAACGCTGGTCACAGCTTGCTGGAGGTTCGACACGAGGTAATCACGGCGCATCAACTGGATGTAGTTGCCAAGGCGAGCGCGGTCAGAGAACTTGTCGCTGAACGAAGTCACATCGGAACCTTCGGCAACACCCGTGGTGACAGGCGAGGAGAGCGAGTCAACAGTCCACTCGGTGTAGGTGGCAGATGCCTTACCCTTGGAGCAGAGTGAAAGAATCGGAGTTTCTTCAGGCGCAAGGATGGCAAGTTCGTTGCTTAGATCCTCACGGTTGGCGACGGCGGAACCCTGACCGGTCTTGGCGGCAGGAGCATTAGGTTGGTAAGTAGCACTAATTGGCATTGTCTTGAGTAGTTAAAGTTTAACGGTATTTGGCTAGTCTTGCTGCAATCCACTCATCCGCGCTGCCAGTTTTCTCAAACCGACTGTAGGCATCTTGAATCTTCGCATTTTTGGAAGGGGTCGATTTCGCCGCGCCAGCACCAAATGGGGATGAAGGCGGATTTACCTTCATTTTACCTCCCACCGCTGGTTGCGGTTTAATCTTCTTATTTCCAAAAATAGACCTGGATGCGTGAGCTAGGATGTATTCAAGTTGGAAGCCGATTTCAGGAATTTGCGATTTTACTCTGGCAACCAATGGATCAGACACCAAAGCCTTGTAGTTCTTCCCGATCTCACTTTCTTCGTCTTGGATCTCAGGAACCTCTACCTTTGCCGCCTCGGAATACTGCTTCGCCATCTGTTCAAACTGGGCAATCTGGAGTAGATGCTTTTGTTGAGCGGGGATGAACTTTGTCAGTGCTTCGCGGGAGAAGCGGTTGGCTTTCTTGATTTGCCTTTTCGTGAACTCTTTTCCGTCAACCGTGATGATGTCGTCGAGACCGTATTCTTCATACTCCTCCAGGATCTCATCAGTAGTTTCAAGCGTCCGTTCGTATTCGGCATGCTTCTCAGAGAGTGCTTCCATTGAAGCGACTTCCCTAAGAGGGTTCTCCTCCTGCGGAACGGTTTTCGCTGGCGGCTGAGGCTGGGATTGAATCTTCTCCTCAAGGGCTTTCTTTTGTGCCGTCAACTCCCCAATTCTCTGGAGGAGTCGCGATTTACCCTTTTTGGCGAGAGATTGAATCTGCTCAGGAGTCAGTGAAAGCAAATCAATTTCTTGCTGCTCTTCGGATTCCTCTTCAGATTCCTCGTCACTAGCCTCAACTTCCTCTGATTCGTCCTCCGCCGCCAGGGCTTCAGCCTCCTCTTCTGGTTGTTCAGGCTCTTCAGATTCCTCTTCCGGTTCCTCTTGCGGAGCTTCTTGTCTGGACATTCGTTGAGCTACAAGCTCCTCAAACGACAGGTTGGACACCGATTCAGCCTCGGCGATAGCTTCTGGATTGCTATTCATATTTGTGCGCCATTTACGCTCGGCGATGCGAGTTCATAAAAAAGAAATCACAAAATAAATACACTGTCAAGCATTTTCAAACGCGTGATTGAAACCTCAAATTAAAACGACCGTTTGAACACCGGGTAAAAAGAAGGGCCGCACGGGGAAACACAACAAACCCATGCGACCCTTCAGGCAAACACACCAATGAAAATGACACCATCAAGATGCCACGGTTGGGGTATTACCAGAAACTAGGTGATCTTGTCAATAGTCCCTTCCAGCCACGGCTTGAACGCGAGCGGCATTGAACAATGTGAACATCTCGTGAAGTGTGGCAATGCTACCAACAATCTTCATAACCTCATTAGAATCAGAGCATTGGCGCAAATCGTCAAAGAACCTCTCACGCTCGTCACGGACAAACTGGGTGATTACCTTGAACTCGTCACGGTCTGAAAGCGCGGCGATTGATTCCTGAAGGGTTGGTTGTGGTATTGGTGTCATATTGGTGCTATTGCTCCATTCCTTGAGTTGTCACGCCGCCCATTTGTGCTGGGGCAGTTCCGATCCGGCCGATTTCAGCATTTTGAGCTTGCTGTAATTGGAATTGGTAGGCTGATGCATACTTCTGCAAGCGAGCGGCAAAAGCTTCGTCCGTCTGTGCGCGTTGCATGATGTCAGGCTGCTGGACATAGGCTTGAACCAACTGCATGGCGATCTGCGCTCCGTTCGGTTGAGCCGGGACTTCGATGCCAGCAAAGATTTTGGCAAGGTCGTCGGTGACGTTCTTCATCACCTTCTGCTGTGCCTCTTCCGCTGGTTGCAGCACATAGTCCGCAAAGATCGGGTTAATCGACGATGCTGTAAACTCAAGCAACTTGTTCACATCGAGGATGCCATTGCGGTCAAGTTGCACCAATGACACCATGTTCTTGAGTTGGGACTCAGCCGTTTCAGGGTCTGTTGCCAACGAATCAAACGACACCATGATGCTGAAGTTTTCGTCCGGGGAACCTTTCTGCATCACTTGTGGGTTGGGATTTCCCGTCACCTGGAAGAACACCTCTTCCGGCCCCATGCGCTGGTAGAGCTTCCACGCCATCGTCAAAACGTCTTTAACGTGATCTAGGAACTTCCCAACGTAGAGTTGCTGGCGAGCGGCAGAGAAGGGGTTTTCCAGATCAAGTCCCACGGCGCGATCCGCTTGTGAACGCATGGAGATTTCCGCCTCTACGGAACCGGAATCCATTGGCGGGGTTGGTCCCCACTGGATCTCTCCCAAGCGACGGTAAGGCACTCTGCGCCCCGGACCCCAATCTGGGGGTGGGTTCGCCGCAGGATGGAGCAGGGGGGGCAATGTAGCCAAACTCGCACGGTCAATGCGGCTGTCACGTTCCGTCTTAATCTGCATCTGAGAGCTACGCAGAACATCGGAAAACGTCTGCACCTCATACATCCGCTTCTGGTCATTGGACAAACGAGTTACCACAAACGGGTAATCGTCATATCCATTGAGAAGCTCGTGTTTGGCGTAACCCTCGGCCTGGGGGTGGAAAACGGTGCAATAGATACCCTCGCTGCCGTCCTCTTCGTCAATAAGGCGCTGGTAGGCATAGACGACCATCACGAGATCATTGTCGTCCGTAATGGGTAAACGGGTCACGGCTTTCACCTTCTCCCCGTCGAGATACATGGAGTCTTTGCCGCGCAGATTGGAGATCGCGTTATCCACCCATTTGCGATCCCACCCTTCGTTTGTCACCTTTTTCTCAAGTTCCTGAGCCGTAAGGAAGGTGCGCCAGAAGATGTAAGGGGAACGCTGAGGATCGGAAACGTAAGGCGGGAATATCACCTCGCCGTCCGGGGCGCAGGAGTAGACAACCGGGCAATCCACCGTCTGCCTTGGCATCGGGATGTCTGCAACCCCCACGTTTCGCATGTCCCTTATGGCCTTTTTAGCCCGTTTCTTGGACAATTCGGGGAATGCCTGTCCCAGCATTTCAATGAGCAATTTGTCGTCCTCTTCGCTCAGGATAAGGTCAGCTAGATCAGGGGATGCTTGGGCAACTTGTTCGATGGATACCTGTTGCAAATATGTCCTTTTTTCACGCTTCCAACCGACATAGGAAACCATGATCCCCTTCTCTAGCAAATAGTTCGCCCCCAACTCCATTTGGTTCTTGAAGTCAGGGATGTAGGTGGCCCGCATCCACTTGAGGAAAGCGGATACAACGGCAGCACGGGGCATTGATGCCATGCTGGTCGGGAATGCCTTGATGTGGCTCCGCTGCAACGCCTGGCTGAACATCGAAACATACATGTCGATGCGTTCACCAATGACGTTCACCTCCTGATCGGAAGCGCCTTGCCACGGGAATGCGTTCGCCCCGTTCTTCCTCAAATCGTCGCTTTTCCCGTCCCAGATGTTGCGCCGGTCATTGTAAGACCTCAAACATGACTCAAAATAGTAATCTAGGTCACTTAAACAAGTGTCGTAAGCATCAGCCAACGCCCCAATATCGGGTTCCTTTTCGGCGTAAACAAGGGCTTCATCCTCAATTTCTTGATACTCACTCATGGCACATATTCGTAGTAATCCTCTGGGCGGCAAGATATTAAGCACACTTTGATGCGCTTGCCAACCAATTTGTTTTGCATCCTTCTAGGGATCTTCACCGGAACCCCCATTCCGTCCATCTTCACAACAACCCAAGACGGGTTTGCACACTGTCGGACAACAAGGAAATCGTCAGCTCCCTTCTCCTGTTGCTCAAGTAGACTGATTATGCTGCACGGGCGCTCGTCAATAATCACCTTGGATTTGGGTGGACGACCACGCTTTTTCGATATTTGGGGCGCTTTAGTGTTTTTCATCTTTGATTGATTCGGATAAAAAGTGGATAACGGATTCAATGATGTCGATTTCCAGCGTCAGCATGGTGCTTTTCTGTTTATTTTCGGCTTTCACCCTGCGGAAATACGCTTCTTTTAAGCACTTTAGAAGAACGATGTCAATGTCCTTTTCTGTGATTTGGTCTTTCATTGGTTCAGTATCCTCCATGTCCGCGTGTTGTCGCGCAAAGTCTGTTTGTATCTACATGGTCAATATTTGCTACTGCGGCGTAGCGACAACAATCGACAGGGTCCTTCCATGCTTCCTTGAGTCCTCCATCACCCGTGTATTCGCTTAGAGCTTGAATGATGTTCTCGCAATCAGAACTGACGTAGAAATGCGGACGGTTGACAGAATCCATCGGCTTGGTTGTATCCCACGCCATTTTCCCGATCAATGCTTGCAGTCCATCGTCGATTTCCAACCCCGGCGCAGGAAGGCACACAACCCCCGCGTCATTGAGATCAGCAATAATCGAGGAAGACCCGTCTTGCGCTTGGTATCTTGCCGCTCCAAGTCGAGGGTCAATCAGTCGCTCAAAGATGGTTTCCCCTTCTTCCGTTTGGTTGATAAGGTCAACGTAGTCCTTGATGCCAAATCCTTGTCCCTTTGCCCCATCGCCAGGAACCCACTTGCCACCCTTCCATTCCGCCCAGTCACCAACGTCCACTCCCGGCCATTCACGGTAGACCCAGAACGTTCCAGTCTCGTCCACGGCAATCCACGCCATGAACCAGTTCTTCGCGCCAGCAGGGTCGATAATGTGGTAACGGGTGACGTTGTGCTTGGGAACCTTGTCGGGGCTAACCACGTTCACCACCTTGTTGAATTTGGGGAACTTTGTGGCGTGTGACTTGACAGGGACACCGTAGGCGCGAATCAGGATTTCCTCACGCGGCTTGTTGATCAATGTTTGCTTGATGCGGTCATAACCACCAAACGGATTGTCTTGAGAATGGAAATAGTGAATCGACGCATTGTGGCGCTTAGACCTCTGAACGTAAGGGACAACATCTCCCTTCAGCAGTTCCGCTTCTTTTGATTCCAGCGTCGAAGCTCCGTCCAAGTATTCCTTGATCACCTCTGTCCACCCGTCAATCGGGGTGAATGTCACCAGCATTTTAGCATCCCGCGTGGCAAGACGGAATCTCAAGGTGTTGATCAGTTCCGGCCCAAGGAGGTATTCGTCCACCCATACCCCG